CTCAGTTAGATATTCAATGTTTAGTGTTAAAACACCCACCACAAAAATTTGAAACATATAATGATGAAATAGAATATTTAATTTCTCATCCCCAAAGAAATAACTTTATTAAAAACCTAACTTTAGATTTGAAAGGAAACACTCTTGTACTGTTTGCACGAGTCGAAGCACATGGACAGGTTCTTTACGATTTGATAAATAGTAATAATAAAGATGACCGTAAAGTATTTTTTATTCATGGCGGTGTAGAAACTAGCGAAAGAGAAAAGGTCAGAGAAATCACAGAGGAACAAACAAATGCGATCATCATTGCGAGTTATGGTACTTTTAGTACTGGGATTAACATTAAGCGGCTGCACAACATCATCTTCGCCAGTCCCTCCAAGTCCAGAATTAGAAATCTCCAGTCCATCGGTAGGGTCTTAAGAAAAGGAAAGGACAAAGTAAAGGCAACACTATATGATGTTGCGGATGACTGTGTTACAAACACAAAAAGAAATTACACATTAAATCACTTCATAGAAAGGATTAAGATCTACAACGAAGAAAATTTTAACTATGAAATAATCACTATACAACTAAAGAAATAATATGGAAGAAGACTTTTATGCATCACTAAAACTTAAATCGGGTGAAGAAATTTTCGCACGGGTAGCTCCTTCTGAAGAAGAGGATAGAACTATATTGATTTTATCTAACCCAATTTGCATATCAGAAGTGAAAACTAAAAGTGGTCTTATGGGATATAAAGTAGAACCTTGGTTAAAGACAAGTAGAGAGGATATGTTTATAGTTGATATGGATAATGTTATAACAATGTCTGAGTGTAATGATCCAGAAATGATGGTATTACATCAACAGTTTGTACATGATACTGGAGAAGGTATAGGATCTTCTAAGATCAATAAAAGAATGGGTTATATTGCTAACGTAAATGATGCTAAAGAGATTTTAGAAAAGATCTATAAGAATAGTAATACTAAGAGCTAAACCGTTCCCTTCAACCCTGACAGAGTTATCATACTTATAATTTAGTAACTTGTCAAGTAATAATTTAAATGTTATAATATCTACATAGTAGTGATAAAGACTTATGGCGATACGACCTATGGCGAAACGTAAGCGATCCGAACACTATGTAAATAACAAAGAGTTTCTTGCTGCCTTAATTAGATATAGGGAAGATAAGGAAATTGCCTTATTGCAAGATAAAGAAAAACCTGTTATACCAAGGTACATAGGTGAGTGTTTCTTAAAGATTGCAAATCATTTATCATTCAAACCAAACTTTGTTAATTACATGTTCAAGGAGGACATGATCTCTGATGGAATCGAAAATTGCGTTCAATACATACATAACTTTAATCCTGAGAAATCCCAAAATCCTTTTGCTTATTTTACGCAAATTATACATTATGCATTTCTCCGTAGAATACAGAGAGAGAAACGCCAGTTAGAAATTAAAAACAAGATTCTTGAGAAGTCTGGTTACTCAGAAGTATTTGATGATAGTAATCAGATTGACGGAACGACATATGCAGACTATAATTCAATTAAGGACGCTGTGCATTCCAAGTTACGTAACTAATGAAGATTGCGATTATAACAGACCAGCACTTCGGAGCACGAAAAAATTCAAAACTTTTTCATGATTATTTTCTGGAGTTCTATGAAAATGTTTTCTTTCCTACTCTTGAAAAAGAAGGTATCACCACAGTTATTGACATGGGTGATACCTTTGATAGTAGGAAGGGAATTGATTTTGCTGCATTAACTTGGGCAAAGGATCATTATTTTGATAGATTAAAAAAGATGGGCATCACTGTCCATACAATTGTTGGTAACCATACAGCATATTATAAGAATACTAACGATATAAATGCAGTAGATCTTCTATTGAGAGAATATGATAATGTAAAAATATATGCAGAAACAACTTCTATAATGGTAGATGGATTGAATATTCTTCTTGTGCCTTGGATAAACAAAGAGAATGAAGAGAAGAGTGTGGCAATGATTAACAAATCACAAGCTCCTGTTTGTATGGGACATCTTGAGTTGAATGGATTCAGAGCAACACCAGGTCATATGATGGAACATGGAATGGATTGGAGTATATTTAATAAATTTAAAAAGACTTACTCTGGACATTATCATTGCAGATCTAATCAAGACAACATCTATTATCTTGGTAATCCTTATGAAATGTTCTGGAATGATGTTGATGATGAGAATAGAGGGTTCCATTTATTTGATACAGAAACCTTAGAGCATACCCCAGTTAATAATCCATATAGACTTCACAAGATAATATTTTATAGTGATCAAGATTATCAGTTGTTTGATGCAAGAGAATTAGAAGATAAGATAGTAAAGGTAGTAGTACGGAATAAGAGTGATAGAGTTAAGTTTGAAAAATTCATTGATAAGTTGTACAGTGTTAATGTAGCAGAATTAAAAATTGTTGAAAATTTTGGTTTGTTAGATGATAAAGAGTTTGAGGCATTTGAGTCTGAAGATACTATATCAATTCTTAACCGATATGTAGATGAATCAGAAATTGATCTTGATAAGTCTAGAATACAAAAAGTTTTGAATGATACTTACAAGGAGGCATGTGAGTTGGTTTAATGTTTATTCTAACCATTGCTGGCAAAGAGCATGAAGGTGCTTATTCTGTTCATGATGATGATGGTGACAAAATCCTTTACATTTTTGAACAAGAAGATGATGCTATTCGATATGCTATGATGCTAGAAGATCAAGACTATCCTGAAATGCATGTTTTAGAAGTCGAAGATCGTGTAGTTCTTGCAACATGCGAAAATCATGGGTATAACTATGCTGTTATAACACCCAATGATATTGTTATTCCACCCCCTATAAAGGAAGATGATCCAATTTGAGACTATAAGATACAAGAACTTTCTTTCTACTGGTAATCATTATAGCGAAATACAACTTGATGAATATGCTACAACACTAATCATCGGAACAAATGGTGCAGGTAAATCTACTGTACTAGATGCCTTGTGTTTTAGTTTATTTGGTAAACCTTTTCGTAAAATCAATAAGAGTCAACTTATCAATACTGCAAATGAAAAAGATTGTAGAGTTGAAGTAGAATTTTCTATTGCAGAAACTGAATGGAAAGTTATAAGGGGAATCAAACCAAATCTATTTGAAATCCATAGAAATGGTTTAGCTATGGATCAATTCTCTAATGCTAATGATCAGCAGAAGTGGTTAGAGAAGAATGTTTTAAAGATGAACTATAAGTCATTTACTCAGATTGTTATATTGGGTAGTAGTGCATTTGTTCCTTTCATGCAATTGACTGCTACTAACCGTAGAGAGGTTATAGAAGATCTTTTAGATATTAAAATTTTCTCTTCTATGAATGCTCTCATTAGAGATAAGATTAAGGATGTTAGAGATGAAATTAAAACTTTAGATCTTAAGAAAGAGTCATTAAATGATAAAGTTAAAATGCAAAAAAACTTTATTGATGAGTTAGAATCAGAAAGTCAAGGAAGAATAGAATCTAATAGAGATAAAATTACTACTCTCTTTGCAGAGTCTGATCAGTATGTTTCCGAGAATGAAGCATTTGAAAATGATATTCATGACTTAACTATAAGTCAAGAAGTCGTGACAGGAGCTAAAGGAAAGTTAGTTGAGTTGGGAATGCTTAGAGGAAAAATCTCTCAAAGGGTATCTACCATTACCAAAGAGCATAAGTTTTTCACAGAGCATACGGTTTGTCCTACATGTGGACAGGACATTGAGGAGGAGTTCAGAATAAATAAAACTGCCGATGCTCAAACTAAAGCTAAGGAGTTGCAATCTGGTTATAAAGAACTAGAAGACGCAATTAAAACAGAGGAAGAGCGAGAGCATCAATTTACCCATTTATCCAAGGAGATTACTACATTAACGCATGGCATTTCTAAAAACAATACTCGAATCTCTGGGTGTCAACGACAAATCAGAGATCTGGAATCGGAAATTCAAACTATTACCGACAAACTTGCAAACAGAAATACTGAGCATGAGAAACTAGAAGAGTTCAACGAAAGACTAAGAGAAACTTATGAAACGGTAGCTTCTAAAAAAGATACCATACAATATTATAACTTCTCTTATGGATTATTAAAGGATGGTGGAGTAAAGACTAAAATCATCAAGAAGTACCTACCGTTGATAAATCAGCAGGTAAACCGTTATCTACAGATGATGGACTTTTACATAAACTTTACTCTTGATGAGGAGTTTAATGAAACCATCCAATCACCTATTCATGATAATTTTTCATATGCTTCTTTCTCTGAAGGGGAGAAGATGAGAATTGACCTAGCACTTTTATTCACTTGGAGAGAGGTTGCTAGAATGAAAAACTCTGTCAATACTAATCTGCTAATCATGGATGAGGTATTTGACAGTTCTCTTGATGGGTTTGGAACGGAAGAGTTTCTTAAGATTATCCGTTTCGTAATCAAGGATGCTAATGTATTCGTGATATCCCATAAGACAGGCATGGACGATAGGTTCGATAATGTGGTAAAATTTGAGAAGATCAAAGGATTCTCTAGAATGGCATGAATACCCCAAACTGGCAGCATCATTCCAAGAAGGAAAAGAAACGCCACCTCAAACCACAAGCACTACGGTCTGCAAGAGAAAGACGCAGACAGTTAATAAAGTGTCTACAACCTCCTAATAAGGGGGTTTTTTCATGTAATATAGGTATATCGAACAGGAACACTGATGGCAGTACAGCAAGAAATCAAGTCTCAACTAGCAAAGTTGCTTGCTACTGAAGATATTATTGTAGAGCACAAAGATGTTGAGACCGCACAGTTTAATGTGCATACCAGAGAATTGCTTCTTCCTCTATGGGATAAGGCAAGTGAAAATGTATATGATATGTTGGTAGGACATGAGGTAGGACATGCATTGTTCACACCTGATGAAGAACCTCCAACTGACATTCCGTTCACTTTTATAAATGTTTGTGAGGATGCAAGAATTGAGAAATTGATGAAGAGAAAGTACTTGGGTATTGCCAAGTCCTTTAAAAGGGGTTATACTGAACTTCATGAGAAAGATTTCTTTGAAATAGGTGAACTGGATATTTCTGACCTTAATCTTGCTGATCGTGCTAATCTACATTTCAAGATTGGTTCGCTCGTTACTATTCCTTTTTCAGATGCTGAAAAGGAGATTATCACTTTAATTTACGATGCCGAAACGTTTACTCAAACCCTCGCAGCAGCAAAAGCGTTATATTCTTTCTGCCAGCAGGAAGCAAAAGAACAGGTTTCTCAGACACCTGAGAGTGTTCAGTCGGAAGGTGACATCGAATTCGGTTCTTCAAACGATAGTGTACATTCTGGGAATACTGACTCTGATAGTACTGACGATACTGGTTCTTCCGTTACTGACTCTGATAGCGATGATACTCTGGAAGGTGGGAACAGTGATAATAATCCTAGCTCTAGGGGCGGCGATACTTGCGATTCTCTAGAACCTGAAGTAAGAACTGCTGATTCTCTAGCAGATAAGTTGAAAGATCTTGTTACACCAAATACAATCGAGAACGTTTACTTAGAAGTTACTGATGTAAATATTGAAAATATTATTGCTACTAACTCAGAAATTCATCAACATATTGATGAGAGTTGGGCACAGCAACTTGAAAATAGAAAAGAGTATGAGAGCAATACTGGATATGATAAAGTGAATATTTTTGAAGAGGTAGATCTTGACTATGAAAAGTTTAAGACTGATGCAAGAAAAGAAGTATCATATCTTGTAAAGGAATTTGAGATGAAGAAATCTGCATCTGCATATGCTCGTGCTGCTACATCTCGTACAGGTGTTCTTGATACTAAGAGACTTCATAACTATAAGTTTAGTGAAGATATCTTTAAGAGGATAACAGTTCTTCCTGATGGTAAGAATCATGGATTAGTTTTTATTCTTGACTGGTCTGGATCCATGTCACAGGTAATGCAAGATACTCTTAAGCAACTTTACAATCTAATTTGGTTCTGTAATAAAGTACAGATTCCTTTTGAAGTCTATGCATTTACTAATGAATGGAAAAGAGGACAGGAGTTCAAATATGAACCATATTATAAGAAGAAAGAATATGCATTTCAGATTGATGATGACTTTACATTGATGAATATTTTCACTAGTAAAGTTAGTGGTAAAGAAATAGAAAAACAGTTAAAGAATATCTGGAGAGTTGTTTCTTGTTTCCGTAGCTATGGTTATGGTAATAGATATTTCAACTACCCTCATAGATTATCTCTTTCAGGCACACCATTAAATGAGACACTTATTTGTCTTCATAAGATTCTTCCACAATTCCAAAAAGATAATGGTGTTGAGAAGGTGCAGTGCATTGTATTGACTGATGGTGAATCAAATTCAATTCCTTATCATGTAATGGTTGATCGTTCATGGGAAGATGACTTGACTATGGGACTTAGATCTGTTAATGGTCATTCATGTTCTTTAAGAGATCGTAAACTTGGTAAAGTCTATAACTTTGGATATGGATGGTGGGAGTTTACTGATACTCTTCTTAGAAATTTAAAGGATAGATTCCCTGAAACTAATTTTATTGGTATTCGTCTTCTTGAGAAAAGAAGTGGGAAGTATTTCATTGACAGATATCATAACTGGCAAGATAAAAGACGTGATGCAATAGTAAGTGATTGGAAAAAATATAAGACATTTACTATCACAAATAGTGGATATGATGCATACTTTGGTATGTGTTCAGATTCTCTTTCTGAAGATTCAGAGTTTGATGTAGATGATTCTGCAACAAAAGCACAAATCAAAAGAGCATTTGTGAAGTCCCTTAAAGTCAAGAAACTAAATAAAAAAGTTCTTGGTGAATTCATTTCATTGGTGGTTTAATTATGGCAATTTATGATGATGTAAAAATCTCTATCAACCTTAATGAGTTGGTAGAGATCAGAGCGAAACTTATTTCTCAGTATGATGATTACTCAGACAAAGTAGTT